AAAATTATTTATATCTTCTGGTGCTGAATTTGAATCAATAACTGATTGCAGGCTTTTCACGCCATAGCCATAGGCTCTAGCTGCTGATGCAAATTCAGATCCAACTGTTCTCTTCAATGACTTCAATCTTTCAGTTTGCGTTATGTCAAGAAATACTGCTGGATTTGCAACTGCATCGTTCAGCATTTGCAATTCCTGCGGATTCATTTGACCGCCACCAGTAAGAGGGATTCGGAGCGCTGCAATCAATGGTATTCTTGCTTGTTGTGCTTGAGCCTTGTATTTGGCAGCCTCTAATGCATTTCCAGATGCCGCGGCATTCCTATATAATCCACCAAGCTCTATCAAGTTATCAATAGACGCTATTGACTGCACAAATGTAGGCAGTCTTTCTCGCATCTTTTTGGCGGCTTCATCATCTTTTGCCATGCCTTCAAGACCTGGGAGTTTTCTTGCGTTCTTCAGCTCCTCCCTTGTTTGGGCATCAAAGTACGCCTTGTTTACGTTTACAGCGTTTGACCTATATTGCGCCTCTTCGGGGGTTTGTGCAGATTTTATGAAATCATCAGCCTCACGGAACATATTTGCCTGTTCCTGAACCCGCCTTCTCATCACATCAGCAGCACCTCCCGCTGGTGCTGTTCCAAATTGTTCCCCAAGATTTACTGTTCCAGTAAGGCTTTCTTGTTTCTTTCTAAACGCCTCAAGCTCTGCCATCATTCTTGTCTTTTGTGCGTTTAATAAATTCTCTTCCGCAACAAGACTTTGGCCAGCCTGCATCGCTGCCTGCTGTGGCATAACTGGACCAGAAACATCAATATCAAGCGGAGCTGATGCGGCAGATACATCTCCCAGCCTCTGGCTTATGCCAGCCCTTTGAGCTTGGTTTAGGTTAAGAGTTTCTTGAAGTTGGGATGTTTTAGTTGCAATGTCGCCAGCAAGTTTTGCCTCATAGCCAGGTTGCGCTTGTTCAAGCTGCGACCTTAATATCTGCATCCTAAGTTCTTGCTCTTGCTCCTGTAGAAGCCTTTTCTTTTTCCCTTCTGGGCCTTCAATATTTATCTCGAAGGGCATGGTTTAAGCTCCAAAATTAAACTTGGGAATAAATCCAGAAAGTCCACCAGCAATGTTGGCAAACGCTCTGGAAGGCGATGTGTATGTTGCGGCTTGCGCGCCAACCTGCGCACCATAAGTGCTGGCTTGGTAATTGGACTGCGACCTATAAAGTTCGTTAAACGCATTTGTGAGTGCAACCGGAACTGAAGGATCAGTAGTCTGATAAAAGTTTGCAGCCGTAGACGGCTGTTGATTAAACCCACCAGGCAAGGCTTGATTGGCTTGGATGTAGTTCTGGAACGCGCCTTGTTGTTGGGCTGTTCTAGCCTGCGACAAGTTTCCAATCGAAGGTCCGCCACCAATGAAGTTGGCAGCTGCACCTAGTCTGTTTTGACGCAATGCGTCACGGAACGCTATATCAGCTTTGAGCGCATCACCACTCGACAAGCCAGATCCAAGGAAGCTCTGTGCTGCCCCGTAGCGTGCCAGCTTGCGGGCTTCGCCAGCCGCACCGATCTGTGAGGCTTCTTGCACTGCCGGTCCAAGGCCAAAGACGTTGCCACGGGCAGTCTGTGCGGCTCGAATAGATTGCTCGTATCCACGCCGTTCCTCTGCGCCAATGGTCGAACCAAGGCGTAATTGATTAAGAGCCTCGTCCTCGATGGTCTGACGAATCTGCTCAGTTTCCGGCGTGGTCGTAGCACCAATTGGCTCGGTTGCCATCTGGCGATACTGCTGACCCAAGCCAACCGCAGTGCGGTAAGAATCTGGATCAATCTGATAAAGCTGTTGAGCAGCGCGCTCTTCGGGTAACTGTGCAAATGTTCTGAAGGATGTGATCTCCTTTAGACCTTCGGGGCTATCCATCGTAATGGGCTTAAAATTCTTTTGCATATCCTGCGCGTTTGTGACCGCGCTGTTTACGCTGTTCAAGTCATCGTTGAGTTGTTTAATGAATACCTCGGAAGATGTGCGCCTAGCATCACCAGCAGGAAGATCGGCAAGAAGCTTGTTGGCTGTGTCAAGACGCTCCTTGATTCCAGCAATCTGAGCGTTGCCACGATCAATCACGCTGTTTAGGCGGGATAGCTTCGAGTTATTGTAATCGTCAACGATCTGCTGATCGGATACTTGGAAGTTTAGCATCGTGCCAAGATCAGACGATCCGTAGTTACGCCCAGCGGAAAGTTGTGATAGGGCTTGGTTGAAGGCTGGACCCGCAGGACCAGAAGTTCCACTACCAGATTGGTCGCCAGTAAGGGCGCGGATTTGCTCAGATAATGAATTATATGTGTTCTCTCTGCTTGTTGCTTCATTTAATTTCTTGTCAAATTCAAGTCTTAACGCTCCTAATTTCTTGTCTTGCTTTACCTCGGCAGATGCAGCTTGCGCTTCTGCTAGGCTTCCGTAAGGATAATCCACAACTCTTTTTAGGTAGTCATCGACTGATGGTGGTGAGGCTTGGTAGCCTAACCTTCTGTCCCTTGATCCTCCATTTCGTTCTGGTGGATTTATTGTCTGTATTTCACCATCTGGTGTAACTTTATATTTTACTAAGGGCTTATAAATTTGCTCACTTAAAGTCGATTGTATAGACTTGGCCATATTATTAAGCTCCCGCCTTTAACTCTGGACTACCAATGTTCGTGCCAATCGTTCCATAGAAATCAACTGGTCTTGGCTGGCGGTTAAACGCTACGTTCTGCTCAACTGAGCCATAGGGCGATGCGCCATAAAGACGCTCAAACTGCCTAGTCATCTGATCTCCCAATCCACGATTCAAGGCATACGCTTGTGGGCTAGTCTCATACTGCCTGCGGAGCGATTCCAAGGTACGCTGTGGGCCAAACTGACGCTCTAGCTGCATCCCAGCCTGCACGCCTGCCTGTTGATCTAATGCCGACAATTGACGTTCTAAAGCACGTTGTTGCGGCATATACTGCACGCGAAGCTTGTTCTCTAGTTCTGCCATACCTGGAGCCTTCTCCATGTATGTTTCAATGTTCGTTCTGTACGCAGCCGCATTAGCCTGCGCTACCGCATTCGGATCGGGCGGGGGCGGAGGTGCAGGAATTGAAGGTCCTCCACCCATATTAAACTCTAGCCTTTCGCATAAATTTCATATAGTCATAACTCCTTGGTTTACCAGAACGATTAAAAGTGATCCGCTTGCGGGGACCAAAACGCTCCCAAAGGAGCAACAGCAAGCATCTCAAGGATTTAGCACCTTTTGAGGATATAGTCAAATCAACAAATACATTCTCACCATCTTCGCTATGCACATAATGATCAGGCTTTTGTCCATCCTTTATGCACCTAGCCAAAGCCACTCCAGCTATGCCATCCTTATCTTCTACAATGCCTACCATGCCTTGCTTTTCAAACCATCCAAACCAATCGGTTAGATTAGGCCACATAGCTTCCGGCACGCCACTTCCTTCAATATATTCAATAGCCGTCATATCGTCTTTTGAATCTCAATAGTGTCTGGATTGGCTGCCGCCATAATTTGGCGAATAGCCATTTTGTTTGCTGGCGTGGAAATCTTGATGTTAAGCAAACGCCACTTCTCATACTTGCGCAGGTCGCTTGCCAGCTTCTTCTTAACCGATGTTGGAAGTACGGCTGGAAGCGTAAATGGAAGCGTGAGAACTGAGCTTGCAATGTTGATGTTGGAGGCAACGTCAATGTCGCCAACGTCAACATCGCGTTGGATTGCTACGGTTGCATTTGATGAGAATGAATTGTCAAAAATAACTTCAAAATGGCTTCCGTATTTTAGTGAGAAAGGATCGCCAAAGTTAAAGTCTTTTGTGCGGACGTATGATTGGTATTCCTCACCAGCGTCCTTATAGTCTTCAGCGGTAGTGCCAGCGGGAGACTTATAGCCAGCATACCTCTCAATAATCCCATTGGTCTTTTTGAACATAGCCCTAGAGCCTTCTTGATTGAAGTTGGTAAGCGTGAACTGCATTACCTGCGGACTCCATGTTCCTTCAAATGCGTTTAACGCTGTGTTGTAAACCAACAGCGTGTCGTTGTAATCATTCGCTCCAGTAGGTATGGCGAGGAAATAACGATTATCGTAGTAGATAGCGGTAGCTACTCTTATTGCATCCGTATTGATGCTTTGGATTACATCTTTAACAATCTCTGAAAGAGGTATTCCTACAGAGCTAAAGTCATCCGCAACAGACCGAACTAGCGATCTGATCCCGTTATCGGATAAGAACAGAATGTCGCTACTTACCTGAACAGCAGTTCCGGTTGCCACGCATCCAGTATTGTTTGAAATAATTGAAACAACCCAATCTGCGCCAGACGTTGCATCGTTTGGAATGTCAACCTGGAATACCCTGCGTTTCTTAAATACAATCAGCCTATTCCTATAATAAGGAACAACTGCTGTAATTTGATCCCCATCATCGCCGTTGACAACGATGCTGTTTGTCAAATCCCATACGGAAGGATCAAGAAGATCAGACGCATAAAGCGTGTTTCTGTTTGTTCCAGATCCAACACCAAACAGCCTGTTTTCTGCATTTACTATAAGCCTTAAACTTGCAGGAGGCGGACTGACCGTGGCTGTGGCCGTAGCACCAGTTCCATTCCCAATAATTGTAATAGC